CTCGGCGGAGACGGAGACCATTGCCCTGGCGCCACGGGCGCCCTTTATCGGCGCCGAGGGGCAGTTTGAGGGCCACGAGATGCACTGGCGCACGGCCAATACCCGCAACTGGCCCTATCTGGAATACAAGCCGCGCGCGCTTGGGGGGACTCCCGTGCCGCCCCCGCAGCGCAACGTGTTTGAGCCGCCCATTCAGGCCATTTCGCAGGCCCGCTTGATGGCAGCGGACGACCTTAAGGCCACCACGGGGATTTATGACGCAGCGCTCGGGGCGCGGAGTAACGAGACCAGCGGGCGCGGCATTCTGGCGCGGCAGCGCGAATCCGACAGCGCGACGTATCACTACCCGTACAATCTCGCGCTAGCCATGCGGCATGCGGGACGCATCCTGCTCGATCTGCTGCCCAGTATTTATAGCGAACGGCGTGTCATGCGCATTATCGGGGACGATGGCGACGAGCGCCAGGTGACGCTGAATGCCCCGTATGTCGATGAGCGCGGGGTGCAACGGCTCTACGATGTGACCACGGGCACGTATGACGTGATCGTCTCGACGGGGCCGAGTTTTGCCAGCAAGCGGCAAGAAGCCGTGGACGCCATGGTCCAGGTGAGTCAGGCCTACCCGCAACTCCTCCAGGTCGCGGGCGATCTGTTTGTCAAAAATATGGACTGGCCCGGGGCGTCGGATATCGCGGCGCGGCTGCGCAAAACGATTCCCCAGCAGCTCCTCGATGACCAGGGGGCGACCCCCGAAGAGCAGGTGCAGCAGCTGCAGCAGGCCATGCAGCAGATGACGCAGCAACTCGAAGCCTTGAATGCCTACGCGCAGCAGGCCGAACAGCAGGCGCAGCAGGCGCAACAGGCGGCGCAGCAGGCGACCCAACAGCTCAACGACAAGAGTCGTGAGCTGGCCCTGAGGCAGCAAGAAGTCCAGCTCAAAAATGAGCTGGACACGCAACGCCTGGCCTTAGATGCCCAGAAGCTTGAACTCGAACGCATCAAAGTGCTCCTCGAGGCCCAGGTGGCGGATGCGCAGCAGGCCCTGGCGGAGCAGCAGGCGGCGATTCAGGCTCTGACAACGACGGCGCAAGCCGAGCACGACGAACTCCAGCGCAATGGCGCTGTGCGCAGTGAGGACGAATCCTAATATGGCGGAAGAGACCGATCCCCTCCAGCCTGCCGCCCCTGGCGTGGCAGAGACTGAGCCCGACCAGCCAGCCGAGCCTGACAGCCCGACTGTCGAGCTTGAGCGTCCCCGAGACCGTCTGAGCGAGCGCTTTGCCAAGCTTACCCGAGCGCTCAGTGAGAAAGACCGTGCGATTGCCGCATTGCAAGAGGATATGGCCCGGCTTCGGCAGGAGCGCACGCCGCCTGCCGCCCCGCCGGTGCCCCCCGGCAAGCCCCAGGTCCAGGACTATCCTGACTACGACGCCTACGTGGAAGCCGTAGCGGGATGGCAAGCCGAGCACACGATTGCGCAACGCGAACGCATGGCGCAGGAACACCGACAACGGGAAGCCGAACAGGCCCAGGCGCGCAGTTGGAACGAACGCATTCTGGCTGCGCAAACCAAATATGACGATTGGGATGAGGTACTCCAAGGAGCCGACGTCCCCGTGACCGTGGCGCTGCGTGACGCGCTGTTTGACAGTGAGCAGGGGGCAGAAGTCCTCTACTATCTGGCCACCCACGTCGAGGAAGCGCGGCGGTTGCAGGCCCTGACGCCTGCCGGGGTGGCGCGCGCCATTGGACGGATTGAAGCCCAGTTGGCCACCCAGGAGGCTTCGCCACCGGCAGGGCCCCCGGCCGTACCGCCACCGGTGCGGCCGGTGGGGTCCAGTCGGAGCGGGCAACCGAAAGCCCCAGCGGACATGAGCCCGCAAGAATATCGCGCTTGGCGCGAAAAAGGCGGCGGGCGCTAAGAGAAAGCAACAATGGCGAATACCCTGTTAACGATTAGTGACATCACGCAAGAAGCGTTGATGGTACTCGAAAATAATCTGGTCATGGCCCGCAAGGTCAACCGGATGTACGATAGCAATTTTGCGCGGGGCGGGGCCAAAATTGGCAACGTCACGAACGTGCGGAAGCCCGTGCGGTATACCGTCTCGGACGGGCAGGCGCTGGTCATTCAGGATGCCACCGAAACCCAGGTGGCCGTGACCATGAACCAGCAGAAGCATGTGGGGTTTACCTTCAGTTCCCAGGATCTCACCCTCTCGATTGATCGGTTTAGCGATCGCTTTATCAAACCCGCGGTCGCCGCGCTGGCCAATAAAATTGACTTTGATGGCCTCACGCTCTATCAGGACGTGTATCAGGCCGTGGGGACTCCGGGGACCACGCCCTCGGCGCTGCTTACCTACCTGAACGCCGGGGTGAAGCTCGATAACAGCGCCACCCCGATGGACGGCATGCGCAATCTGGTGTTGAACCCGATTGCCCAGGCGACCATCGTGGATGCCCTGAAAGGGCTGTTTCAAGCCTCCAGCGAGATTGCCATGCAGTACCGCAAAGGGATGATGGGCACAGCCGTAGGCTTCGAGTGGATGATGGACCAGAACGTCAACGTGCACACCGTCGGGGCCTGGGGAGCGAGTACGCCACTCACCGATGGCGCGGGTACCGAAGGGGCCAGCACGATCAATATCAACGGCTGGCAATCGGGGGCCAGCACGCTGAACAAAGGCGATGTGTTCACCATCGCTGATGTGTACGCGGTGAATCCCCAGAACCGGCAAAGCACGGGCCAGCTCCAACAGTTTGTCGTGACTGCGCAAACCAGCGACGTGGCGGGCGCAATGGCCACCTTGCCGATTAGTCCTTCCCTGATTAGTACAGGACCGGGGCAGGTGATTAACGCGCTGCCAGCGAATGACAAAGCGGTGACCGTCCTGGGGGCGGTGTCCACGTCCACGCCTCAGAACCTGGCCTTTCACCGTGATGCCTTCACGCTGGTGATGGCGGATCTGGAAATGCCCTCGGGTGTGGATATGGCCGCCCGGAAGAGTGATCCGCAGTCGGGCATCTCCATCCGCTGTGTCCGGCAGTACGACATCAATAACGACCTATTCCCCTGCCGTCTGGATGTGCTGTACGGCTGGGCCACGCTGCGGCCAGAACTGGCCTGCCGGATTGCCGGCTAGAAAGGACACGCAATGTCTCTCAGTATTAGTAGTGCGAATGGCTACAAATCAGGCTATAGCGGGGCGAGCAACCTCTGGGCCGTATATGACAGTACGCCCGTGGCGCAAGCGGCCGCGATTACCTCCCCAGGGAGTACGGCAGCGACCACGACGACACCCTGGGGCTTTGGGTCAAGTACGCAGGCCGACGCGATTGTCACGTCCGTGCGGTCGATCCTGACTGCCCTGCGGAATTGTGGAATCATCAACACATGAGGGATGATCTGGACGGCTTGCCACGCCAGGTGATGATTGGCATTCCGGCCTACACGGGGCAGCTCACGGTGCAGACCCATCGCACCGTGCGCACCATCGTGCAGTGCTGTGCCGCGCTGGGCATCGAGGCCTGGGAAGTGACCTTTGCCGGGTGCTGCTACCTGGATCTGGCGCGCAATGAGCTGGTGCGCCAGTTTCTGGAGACCGAGGCGGACGCGCTGCTGTTTCTCGACGCCGATGTCGGCGCGGAGCCCGTCGCCATTGGGAAGTTGCTTCAGGTGCGCAAGGCGGTAGTCGCCGGGATTTACCCGAAAAAGGGGCTGCCGGTGGCCTGGCCCGTGGCGTTTGACACGGCCCACCTGACTCTCTCAGACAAGGGGGCGATTGAAGCGGCTGGGGTGCCGACCGGCTTTTTGTTGATCCATCGGACGGTATTTGAAGCGATGCAGCCCCATGTCCCGACGTATCGCACCGACCGTGGCCTGCTCCATCATGCGTATTTTGAGACGCGCATGACAGAGGGGCGGTTTTGGGGCGAGGATTTTCAGTTCTGCCGCACCTGGCGCCAGCTCGGGGGGCGCATCTGGATGGTCCCGGATATCAGCTTCGAGCATGTGGGGACGCAGGTGTGGAGCGGCAGCTATGCGGAATGGTATGCCACGCGCCCCTCCTGGGACAAAATCGAGGGCTGGCACCATACCCCGGAGCTGTATACCGATGCGCTACTGGCAGCGGAGCCCGGCGCCGTGCTGGTGGAAGTGGGGGCCTGGAAGGGACGCAGTGCCGCGTTTATGGCCGAGCACATTGCGGCCAGTCACAAACGGGTACATTTCGATGTTGTGGACCATTTTCAGGGGTCAGCCGAGTTACAGGGCTATCCTGACGTGCAGCAGGGCACCCTGCAAGCCACCTTTGAGGCGAATGTCGCGTATTGTCGCCAGCACATCCGGGCGGTCCATGTGCTGCCGAGCGTGGACGCGGCTACCTTGTATGCGCCAGCTTCCGTGGATTGGGTCTTTTTGGATGCCGCCCATGATGCCGCGTCTGTGGCTGCGGATTGTGCGGCCTGGTGGCCCACGCTCAAACCGGGGGGCGTGTTGGCGGGGGATGATTGGAACTGGCCGTCCGTGCAGGCCGGCGTGCAGGCATACTTCACGCCGCTGGCGGGCGACTATACGCTGGAGTGTGTTGGCGCCGGGGGCTGGCGCATTCGCAAGCCCACAGAGGAGACATGACGATGGCGTTGCATATTATCGGGTTTTCCGGAACAGGACAACCCACCGGGGCGAATCAGGCAGCGGTATCTGGGACCATTGGCGCGGCGTTGGGCACTACCGCAGCCACGACGACGACGCCCTGGGGCTTTGGCTCAAGCACGCAAGCGGACGCCATTGCCACGCGGGTCAATCAACTCCTCGTCGATGTGGCGGCCAATACGACGCTCGTGAACCAGCTGCGCAGTGACCTGGTGGCCTTGGGACTTATTAAAGGGAGCGCGTAATGGCCAGCCAGACAGCTCGGCGCTTGATTACGCGGAGCTTGCGCGATCTCGGGGTGTTAGCGGTCGGGGAAGCGCCCACGGCCGAGGAGGCAAGCGATGCGCTCACCAGCCTCAATGAGCTGCTGGAGGCTTGGAGCCTGGAACGGCTCATGGTCTACCAC